AGAGTTTGGTATAAATGGATTAAGTACGGATTAAAAAAAGACAAATAAGTTATATGCCAGCAAAACCAAACATAAGAAAAGACGAGTTCAAACCATTTGCAGAAGCAGTAAACGGACCAGCATATTATGGTGGTATCGATAACCCATATGAGGTAATAAAGGTATGTGAAGCATGGGGATTAGACAAAGATGCTTACCTATTTAATGTAGCAAAATACATAGCAAGGGCCGGAAAGAAGGACCCAGCAAAGGAATTAGAGGATTTAAAGAAAGCGGTTTTTTACCTTGAAAGAAGGATAAAATTACTCTCTAAATAATTTGGTAGTTCCAAAAAAATAACCTATCTTTATTGTATAGGAATTAAGAAAATCGATATTTATACGTGAGATTAAATCGCGATAATCTTAAAACTTAAAAACAAATTTTTAAAACTTAAAAACAAAACAGCATGAACATTAATGCAATCAAGCAACGTCTTAATTCGTTGCAAAACACTTCGAAGAAAACGGACTCATTGTGGAAAACCAAACCTGGAAAGTACCAAGTTCGTATCGTACCTTACAAATTCAATAAGGAAAATCCTTTCATTGAATTGTTATTTCACTACAACATTAACAACAAAACTTATTTGAGTCCAGCTTCTTTTGGAAGACCTGACCCAATTTTAGAGTTCGCAGAAAAACTTAAGAAATTAGGTGATACTGAGAATTGGAAAGCGGGTAAGAAAATGGAACCAAAATTAAGAACATTTGCACCAATTGTCGTAAGAGGACAAGAAAATGAGGGTGTTAAATTTTGGGGATTTGGTAAGACTGTGTATCAAGAAATTTTAGCAATCGTAGCTGATCCTGATTACGGCGATATTACTGATGAAACAAATGGTAGAGATATTGTTATTGAAATCGTAGAGGAAGCAGGTAAAACATATCCTGAAACTCGAATCAGAGTAAAACCAAATGTATCTTTATTACATGATACTCCGGCAACTGCTGCAAAATTGTTAGATGAACAAACTGATATTACTGACATTTATTCAGAATTATCTTATGCAGAATTAAAGACTGTGTTAGAAAATTGGTTAAATCCAACAGCAGTGGTTGAAGAAGAAAATCCAACTCCTTCGGTAACACAACAAACATTAGCTCCTCAACCAAAAAAAGTTGAAGAACAATTAGTAACTAAAGATGCAGCACCTCAAATTGGTGGAGCAGGTTTAGTTAATGATTTACCTTGGGATGATGACGATATTACTGCACCAGCACCTAAAGTAGATGTGGCAGCAGCATTTGATGACTTATTTAACTCATAATTTTTATGGCAAAAGTAGACTTAGCAAATCAAATTGCCGATAGTCTTAACAAAAAGTGGAAAGACCAAAAGGTAGCTTTCTTCTTGGATGATGATTCCGATGGAGCCCCAACCAATGTACCAGGTTGGGTTTCCACTGGAACAGCAATGTTAGACGTAGCAATTTCGAACAGACCTTATGGGGGATTACCCGTAGGAAGAATTACCGAAATCACAGGTTTAGAACAAAGTGGTAAATCACTTTTAGCAGCACACGTGTTAGCGGAAACTCAAAGACAAGGTGGGGTAGCAGTATTGATTGATACTGAGACAGCGGTAAGTAGAGAGTTCTTTGATGCAATTGGAGTAGATGTTTCTAAACTATTATACGTTTCAGTAGATACAGTTGAGGATATTTTTGAAACAATTGATACAATCATTGAGCAAGTTCGTAAAGGTGATAAGGATAGATTAGTTACAATCGTAGTCGATTCAGTAGCAGCGGCATCAACTAAAAAGGAAATGGATGCTGATTATGATAAAGATGGTTACGCAACTGATAAGGCAATTATCATTTCAAAAGCAATGAGAAAGATTACAAATGTAATTGGTAGACAAAAAATCTCCGTTGTATTTACTAATCAACTTAGGCAGAAATTAGGTGTGATGTTTGGTGACCCTTGGACTACATCGGGTGGTAAAGCATTAGCATTCCACGCTTCGGTTCGTATTCGTTTAAAGAATATGGGACAGATTAAAGCAGGTGAGAGAATCATTGGTATCAAAGTAAGAGCACAGGTTATTAAGAATAGATTAGGACCACCATTACGTTCAGCAGATTTTGATATTTTCTTTGATAGAGGTATTGATAATTTTGGTGGATGGTTAAAGGTGATGAAAGATAATAAATTAGTTAAGCAAGGTGGTGCATGGTACGAATATGTAGACACTGATACTGGTGAAGTTATTAAATTCCAATCCAAAGATTTTATTCAGATGATGGGAGTTAAGGATGAGTTAAGAGACCAAATTTATAGAAAGATTTGTGAAGCAACAATCTTACAATATAAAAAAGAAGGAATCGATCCGGATGAAATTACATATGATAACGGAGGACAAGAGCCTGAACCCGATATCGAAACAGAATAAAGGTTTATGAACGAAACATATAAGAAGTTACTAAACGAAGTAGAAAAAGACTATCAGCAATTAGGAAAAGAAAAAGTATTAATTGTTGATGGTCTTAATACTTTTATACGAAGCTGGACGGTAAATCCTACAATGGATGATAACGGAGACCACATTGGCGGCATAGTGGGTACATTAAAAGGTATCGGTTATACTATCAGAGAATATAATGCAACTCGTTGTATAATTGTATTTGATGGTAAGGGTGGTTCAAAGAGTAGAAAGGATTTGTATAGTGGTTACAAAGAGAATAGAGGTAACAATCGTTTTAGAGTGAATAGAGCCTACGCAGATTTGATGAATAAAGAAGAAGAAGGTGTATCTATGAAACGACAAATGATTGGTTTAATCGAACTGCTAGAATATCTACCTGTGGAAATAATGCTATATGATAGTATTGAAGCAGATGATGTTATGGGCTATATTGCATCACAACTTTTAAAAGAGGATGAATCGGCAGTTATTATGAGTGCTGATAAAGATTTCCTACAATTAGTAAATGAAAGAGTCAAAGTTTATTCGCCGACTAAGAAAAAATTATACGATACAAACCTTGTTATATCAGAATATGGTGTTCATCCTGCAAACTTTATGGTTTATCGTACTCTTGATGGTGATAAGTCCGATAATATTGATGGTATCGCTGGTTGTGGTCTTAAGACTATTATTAAGAGATTTCCAGAAGTGGTGGAAGAAAAAGAAATTACAATAGATGATATGTTTAACTTATGTGAACAACGCAGAAGTGAAAACAAATTCTATGATAAGATTTTAGATGGTAAAAAGTTAATTGAAAGGAACTATAAGTTAATGCAATTATCTGATCCGGAAATACCGACCAATAAAAAGCTAACAATTAACGATAAATATTTGGATAATTCAGCAAAATTGGATAAATTAGGATTCATAAAGAAAGCAATGGGAATGAAAGTTATTAATTCATTTGGCGATGTTAATAGCTGGATTCAAACTACTTTCGCAAAATTACATAAATAACAATTAAAAACAAACATGGAGGAAACAACCTATGAAGTGTCTTAAAAGCAGCAAAACCGGAAACATTATTAGAGTAAGTGATAAAGATGCTTACAACTCAACGAGTGAATGGAAATTTATTCCTAAATCGGAGTGGAAAGAATACAAAAACCCTAAGAAAGAAACAAAAGAAAAAGAGAGTAAATAATGAACGCAGTAGATACATTAGAAAAATTTGGTGAATCATACCAATCTAAAGTCATAGCTGCATTATTATCGGATTTACCTTTTCTTAATCAAGTTTCTGAAATTACAAACAAAGATTATTTTGAGAGTGAGCAAGATAAATGGATTGTAGAAGCGATATTAGATTATCAAGCAAAACAATTCGCCGCACCAACCTTAGACGTATTTAAAGTTAAGTTGGCATCTTTGGGAACTGATACTCAAAAGAAACAAATCATAGAAAGAATAAAACAAATCTATAATGTATTTGGTAGTGAAGATATGGAGTTTGTTAAAACAGAATTCATTAAGTTCTCAAAGTTTCAGAAGTTAAAAGCCGCAATATTTCAATCAGTAGACCTAATTAAATCCGAAAAGAGTTGGGATGAGATAGGTGTTGTAGTTCAGAACGCATTGAAAGCCGGAATGGAAAACAATTTAGGACACGATTATTATAAGGATATTGCGATGAGGATGGAAGAAACTAAAAGAAGTTCAGTACCTACCGGATGGAAACCTATCAATGATTTAATGGATGGTGGATTAGGACCAGGTGAATTGGGAGTAATTGTAGCACCGAGTGGTGTTGGTAAGACTTGGGTATTATGTAAGATAGCAGCCGATGCCGTAAGGCAAGGTTACAATGTAATGCATTATACATTAGAATTATCAGAAATATATGCAGGTACGAGATACGATACTATTATGACTGGGATTCCATCTAATGAATTAAAAGATAGAAAAGAAGAAGTAGTAGCAAAACTTAAAAACCACAAAGCAAATTTGATGGTTAAGTATTATCCACCGAGAGGAGCAAGTGTTAAAACAATTAAAGCACATTTAGATAAGTACAAAGGATTTGGATTCAAACCCGATTTAATTATTATTGATTATGCAGATTTGTTAAAGCCCGTAAACAAAAGAGATAGTACCTATGCAGAATTAGGTGGAGTGTACGAAGAAATCAGAGGCTTGAGTGGTGAGTTAGGTGTTCCAATTTGGACCGCATCACAAACTAATCGTTCAGCTATTGATTTTGAAGTTATACAAGCTGATTCAATTGCAGATTCTTATGCAAAGGTAATGACATCAGACTTCATTATGAGTGTAAGTAGAAAGGCAAAAGATAAATTAAGTAATACTGCAAGATTTCACGTTATGAAAAATAGATTTGGAGCAGATGGTTTAACTTTCCCAGCTAAAATGGATACTATGATTGGACAGATAGATGTTTTTGAACCTACATCAGCAGATGGTGTAATAACACAGAAAGAATCTAACAATGGTGGTAACTTAGAAAAGAAACTTTTACATAAAAAATATATAGAAAATATGGGTTAATAAGTATATAAATTGTGGAAAAAAAAACTTAAAAAAAGTGGGTTTTTTTCTTTCAAAATCCGTATCTATATATGAATATACTAATAGTTATTGGTACATTTCACACTTTTTAAGAAAAAAGTTTTATTTATTAACCTGACAAAATTACAAAAAACAATGGACATTTCACAAAGAATTCTCTCCGACATTACGGTTTATATGAAGTACGCTAAATTTAGACCTGAATTAAATAGAAGGGAGACATGGGAAGAATTAGTTACAAGAAATATGGATATGCATATTAAAAAATATCCACAATTAGAAAATGAGATTAGAGAGAATTATAAATTTGTTTATGATAAAAAGGTATTACCATCAATGCGTTCAATGCAATTTGCAGGTAAACCAATTGAAATTAGTCCAAATAGAATTTACAATTGTGCATTTGCACCGGCAGATGATTGGAGAGTATTTTCCGAAATTATGTTCTTACTTTTAGGTGGAACAGGTGTAGGATATTCAGTTCAGAAACATCATGTTGATGAATTACCTGAAATTAGAAAACCAAACGCAGACAAAACTCGTAGATTTCTTATTGGAGATTCTATTGAAGGATGGGCAGATAGTATTTCAGTATTAGTTAAAGCATATTTCTTTGGTGGAAGTAAGCCAGTATTTGATTTTAGAGATATTAGACAAAAAGGAGCAAGATTGGTAACATCTGGTGGTAAAGCACCTGGTCCTCAACCACTAAAAGAATGCTTGATTAAGATTGAAGGTATATTAGATGCACATAAAGATGGTGATAAATTACAACCAATTGAAGTGCATGATATTATTTGCCATATTGCAGATGCAGTATTAGCTGGTGGAATTAGAAGAGCGGCATTGATTTCTTTATTTTCTGCAAACGATGAGCAAATGATTAGTTGTAAGAGTGGTGCATGGTGGGAAACAAATCCACAAAGAGGTAGAGCAAATAACTCGGCGGTATTAATGAGACATAAAATTACTAAAGAGTACTTTATGGATTTATGGAAAAGAATTGAAGCAAGTGGAGCAGGTGAGCCTGGTATCTATTTATCAAACGATAAAGATTGGGGAACTAATCCATGTTGTGAAATTGCTTTAAGACCTTTTCAATTCTGTAATTTATGTGAGGTCAATGTAAGTGATGTAATTGACCAAAACGATTTAAACAAAAGAGTAAAAGCAGCATCATATATTGGAACATTGCAAGCGGGTTATACTGATTTTCATTATCTAAGACCAATTTGGCAAAGAACAACTGAAAAGGATGCCCTAATTGGTGTGTCTATGACTGGTATTGGTAGTGGTGCAGTTCTAAAATTAGATATGAAAGAAGCAGCAAAAGTTGTGAAAGCAGAAAATAGAAGAGTAGCAGATATTTTAAAGATAAATGTTTCAGCAAGAACAACAACGGTTAAGCCTGCTGGAACTACTTCTTTGGCATTAGGAACTTCATCTGGTATTCACGCTTGGCATAACGATTACTATATTCGTAGAGTAAGAGTTGGTAAGAATGAATCAATGTATTCTCACTTAGCAATTAATCATCCTGAATTAGTAGAAGATGAATATTTCAGACCACATGATACTGCAGTAATTGGTATTCCACAAAAAGCACCTGAAACCGCAATCTTTAGAA